TTTTTCCCGAGTCTCACGATAGTTGAACCGAAAGAGCGCATAATTTCTTCCTGTTTTTTGAATTTCTTCTTACCCGGATCCGTTAAACGGAGAAAAGTAGGGAGGATGGTAGAAATCGCGTCCTTTAAGGATCATGAGTTAGATTCATCGAAAGACAATATATTTCAATAAATAGATTGTAGTGAGTCCTTTAGATCACCGGTTCCCACTCAGTTATACAGCTTCTTGAGTGATTTACTAACATATTGGTTCGCTGGTGTATCCGCCAGGAAGAAAAATGGCAGATAAGAATACTGAAAAGGTTTTCCTCGATGAGAGAAAACTTTGGCCTGTATCGTTTTGTTCCAACCCAGAATTGTATCTTGTGTAACAACTCCGAGTTCGAGTAGAGGCGCGAGGTACAGATCTTTCTCCAAAAGACGAAGATCTGCTTCCCCCAGGTTACTTCATACAGACGTATCATATTCAAAACCTCGGTAACGATGCTCTACTTTGGCGACTGCTCCACACGTTAAAATTAAGAAACCGTCCCTCTTTCTCTTGGGGGGCAGAATCTTTAACAATTTGTGAAGCTTGGCCGCGGTAAAGTCATACCTTAATTTTAGATCTTTCAACACTGTAGGGAGAAATCCAGGATATAGTCTAGCTTTGTTCAATAATTCGAAAGTAATGGGTCCTATCGCATGCCCACGGGCATTAATAGATTTGGCGAATTCTCAACATCCTTTCCCCACTAACGTTTTGTGTCAAGATATATCCATTCCCAGATTTTGAGTCATAACCAATTGGTATTCTTTAGCCACAACCTCATTCCATATTAAAACGTCATCACCCCGAATAAGGTATTCCTCGAATTTACGGAAACCCTTCTTCAGAGCAATGCTACGGATTATCATATGATGTGTTCAAGCAAGTCCAGCATGAAAGCAAGACAAGAATCCCATCGGGATTCCGGTCCGGTATCTGACCTGGGTCACCTCCGTTTTGGTGACCATCTTGACTCCGTCTCAATATTTCTTTTTAGTTATAGCCTGGAAATCCCGATCAACCATGAGCCTCATCCATAACTGAGTTAAGTCATGTCCTAAGATAGGGCTGACTGCCTCAATAATAGTACTTTGAGGTAGTCTGTCAGTGGCGTTCTTAAGATCAAACGACCAGACCTTGGTATTTAGAGATATGTGTGATCTTGCATATCTCAGTCCGGCCGATTCGTCGAAAGAAACGTCCTGTGGAATTCTTTTCAACAAAAAGGTGAAGTGATTGAAGATCGGTTTCATTACTGTCTGAGTAAAGACATCCGCTAATGCAACCACACGAGTCTTACCGGCTCGATCTTGTAGAAATTCAAGCCGACTGTGTACGGTATCAGGCTTATCAGGGAAACAATCCAAGATAGGAATGATATCATCCAGCAATTTCGGAACACAATAAGCACCCACTTCGTGGGCTAATTCTCTCAAGATGGAACATAAATTAGGATCAGAGTGAATAGAAACTCCATCCACAAACCATCTTGTGAAGGCTGGGGAACCGTTGGGTCCTCCGGTCGAAGCTACAAATCAGTCGGACGTGTGAGTTGGGTTAAATTTCTTAAAGCGAGAATTCTTTAATAATTTAGACATCTCCAGGTCGTAACCCTTTGAAGAACAGGGTGTAATTATCGATGCTATATTATAATCGATATTATCTTTAACACCATCATAATCTTTCAAAAGAGAAAAGAATAGACGACGTGAATTCTCTCAAGTACCCATCCGGAGAATCTTTTCTAGTCCATAGATTCGAGGCAAACCTCGCGCATTTAAGCGGGTAGGATATTTATACCTCATCTTGGTCTCGGACCCGGTCAGAACTAGGACCCAGGCGCTATAAATATCTTTGCGCCAGGACAACCAACGTGTTGTACCTCAGTTAAGCCTGAGCATGTTGGACCTTAATGTAAAACGTCGATAAGCTTGGGCTACTTTTCAATATGGAAAATCAAAAATAGAGGTTGTTGCGAGCAGATACCACTGGGGTTGTAAGACCCCAACCTGGTTAGACCACTTTAAATCTCAGGAATGAACAGAACGTGCTGTCATTGGTGAAAGATAAGGTGATGTTCATCAGGGTTTCTGATCAACTTGAGGGCATTTCTTGCCCTTAATAATATTTGTTTTAGATCTTTTAGAACAAATTGATTTAGAAATCTTGGTAACGACGCCTTGTTGGCGCTGATCTACGGTATTACCCGTTGCTTTTTGAGTTTTGCTCATGGCTTTGATCACCTGTTTCCCTCTCCGGTATTGGAGGTCGCAAGGTATGCCCCTGCGGCTCATGCG